GGTCTATCAACTGAGCCAAACTTAGTTAGCCATCTTTCTACGGCTAATAAAGTGCAGACCCTAACTTCATCCTTCGTTAGGTGAACTATCACGGTTTTCGTTAACGCCCTTCCACTGACCTCTTTGTACCAATAGTCCTATTATGGCATAGTTTGCTAAGTCTTTCAGCGTATCCTCTATAGGTTCATAGTTCGGCGTGTTGTTTCTTTTATAAAACAAATTTTGTAAGCGTTCCATTTTGTCGTGCATACGAACTAATAGTCCATTCATAGCACCGCCTGGAGCGTGGGCTATGTTGTATGGACCGTAGTCTTGATGCTTCTGAACCATAACTATCTTTAGGTCTGTAAGTATTTCATCTAGATTATTGATGTCCTTCATTTAATATCTCCTTCATCTTGGATTCAAACTGAAGCATAGCATCTTGGACTAAGACTTCTTCTATAACTTCTTCGCCATCACCTTGTGATGCTGCGACTAGAACATTTGCTAGTAGTGTTAATAATACCTGAGCAGCATCTGTATTAATCTTATTGGTTTCATATATGTCTTTAAGTGCTGATAGTAAATCTATGCCTCTGCGCTCTGAGAGAGGTAGCCCGATAAGTCGTGGGTTTTCTTTTATATAATCCCAGACTTTATCCATATCTCCTTTACTCTCCCAAACATTTTCTGATTTTGTCATCTAAAAACTGTACTCCTTCCTGTATCACAATGCTGTTTACATCGTGTCCTTCTGGCATCTGAACTATATTTACATTGTTTAGTTCTCGGCTAATCTTTTTGCCGAACTCTAGCCCTGGAGTATCACCGTCTGCTAAGACTATAACTACTTCAAAGTCATCTAATATTTTTGTATAGTAGGGCTTCCAATTGTTAGCGCCTGGAATACCTACTGATGGGTGATTTGTTTTGACTGATACTGTTACGCAGTCTATCTCACCCTCTGTTACGCATATGTATTGTTCTGCTGTTAGCACTGCCTGAGCATTAAACATTGTTGTCTTTGCACCTGGCAGACCTATGTATTTAGGGTCTTCGCCGTGGATACTACGGAACCTTAAGTCAACAACACCTGATGGTGTTATGTAAGGAATAACTAACTTACCCTTGTATCCTTCGTGACCTGGTAATGGATTGTCCACTACTCCTAAATGAAATCTCTTTGCTTCTTCTACCGACAGATTCCGAGTTGCCAGATAATCTTCTGCTTGATGTATGTGCTGGGCGTATTCTTGTGTTGCCTGTAGGAGAAATTGTCTCTGCGAATTTGACAGCCTCACGATAGTTACCTCCTTCTCTTTGCATAATTAAATCGTAAACATCACCACCGACACCGCATCCGTGGCACTTGAATCTTTCTTCATCAAAATTTACACCTGCTGATGCGTGTTTATCTGGATGAAATGGACAGCGTATCTTTCGCCAGCCACTGCCCACAGCAGGCAGGCTGGCGCCGATATGCTCTAAGTAAGCAGCAATGCTGTGCTTATCCATAGTAATAATCCTAACAATTCTTGCTGAAGTAAGGCAAACAAAAACATTAATTCATTTAACAAGTTTCAACATCCTTTCTTCATTAGTATGTTTTCTTACAATTTGTAGTGCCATCTCATAAGAAAATGCAGCAGCCAAATGTAATTGTTCGCCTGCTTTATCTTCTTGTCCTTCATACATAAGGGCTAATCTATTATGAGTCATAACTTTTTCTTCTAATTCATTAATAATATTTTTAATTTCTTTTTGCATTGGTTATTTCCCTTATGAGTTCTATCCATATTTTTGCTGGCATAGTTGCATACCAGTCATCTACATTACCTTTGCCCTTGCGTTTATGTAGGACCACACCAGTCCAAGCACTATCGTTCTTCATCTCTATTTCTAACTCTGCTGTCCATCCTGCTAAATCTAATTTGGCGTGGTTCTTAATCTCAATGGTTACACCTGGCACACCGCTGATATCGCCTTTGTCTAGGGTTGCTCCTGCTAACCTGCGGTCTGCATACTTGTAGCCATTGGTCTTAAGCCAAGCAACAACATCTCGTTCTGCTTGACTACCTTTACGTTTTGCTGCGCTACTCAAGTCCTACCGAATCTCTGACTATTTCATAAACTTTACGATTAATTAAATCATATAGTTCATCATTGTTGTATAACTCATCGGCAACTATATCCCATTCAACTTCAGTAAGTACTCTTCCTATTAATACTTCTATATCTTCTTTAGTAAATGAACTATCCCAAACTTTAATTTCCATATACGGTCTCCTGCATATACTTGATTTGAACATCGTCTAAATACATATTGTCTGGATTAAATGAAAGGCTGACATAGTTATTACCTGTCTGGTCTGCTCGTCCATATCTATTCTTGACTGGGGCTACACACAAGAAGGTATCATCACCCTGTTTCATTTGTCCTATTGTCAATACCATTGCAGGAATCTGATTGACTAGACCCTGAATAGCATTGCGTGGCTGGCAAGGATAGCCGTCAAAACCTTCTTTGGTATGGTGAAGAACAAGCACTGCTGAGTTTGTATCTCTTGCAAGATATTTTAACTCTTTCATTGCTGCTCTCATACCTTGGAATTCTTCGTGTCCATCCATTGCTATATCCATTAAGTTATCTACAACTATAAGTGTTGGGCTTCTGCCCCATACAGTTTCAAATGCAGATACTTCATCATCTAAATCTTTTAATGTAGGTGTTGACTCAAATGACCAGAACAAGTGATTGTTCATAACCAATACTTCTTCTGCTTGCTTTGGGTCTCGCTTTAATAATTGCTCTGCTGCTGTTTGTGATATCTTGCTTGACATTGCAACTAATCTCATAGCCATAGTATGAGCGTTGGTATCTGCGCTGAAGTACAGCGTAGGAACTTTGGCTCTGGCTGCAATTGCTAAAGCGATTGATGACTTGCCTGCACCTGGAGTGCCTGCAATCATTGTAATTTCTGCACGGCGCAGAATAATTCCTGCTCGTTCAAATGCCGCAAAAGCAGGTGGCAATGGTTCGCCACCCACCTCTGCTTTGCTGATGCTACGTCTTAATGTACGCAATTACTTTACCTGGTCTGCTACGAAAGTATTCCAGTCTGGTGTACCTACTCTTGCATAAACATTTTTGCATTTATCTAATGCGCCTTTTTGTGCTGGACAGAAATAACCACGGTACATTTTACCGTCTTTACCTGTTCCTTGAATGGCTGTCATCTTTCCGTGAGGACAGTTCTTACCACCACCGATGGTTGCTGTTGGTGGAAAGTTATATTCCTGAGCAGGATATGTTGAACCTGTCTCAACAATAGATGCGCCCAGACTTGCTGCCACTTGTGCGGTTGACATAGGTGCTGGGCTAGATTGGTTTTTTGATGCTGCCTCTAGTTCTGTTACTGCAGCCTTGATTGCTTCCAGTGCTTCTGCTACTAGGTTATCTAATTGGTTTCCTGTTTCGGCACGGACTGTAATCAAACTGCCTGCTGCTGACTTTACTGTGATACTGATTGGTGCTTCGGTTGAAGACACTACCTTCTCCTTACTCTGTGAATGGAACGACAAGACCTTTTTTGTCTCGCCATTGTCTTACCTTCATTGCAAATTGTACACCTTTCCATCCTTCTGCAATATCAATCCAGACTAATTTACACAAGCCTGTACCTGCAGGAAGATGTATGATGATTGCTTTATCCTTGTTAACTTCACCCCATTTACCTCGGGTTGCCGTTGTCACATCATAAGGCAACCCGTTAGCATAGATTGCTAATTGAATTGCTATGTTGTTTGGATGGTCTATGCGACCTGTCTTTATATCTGCAATGAATCTTTCTCCTTTATATTCAACAAGTCTGTCTGGTGTGCCAGCAATTTTATATTTATCTAACACACAGAATTGTTCTATAAAGATTTTATCTAGTTGCTTTGTTGCTTCTTCGTAGGCACGAATGTCCCCTGCCCACTCATCTGGTATAAGACCTAGTTCTTGTCCTAAATCTAACTTTTCTGTAAATGCGTGTAGTGCTGTACCTATCGTGGCTGCACGACTAGCACCTGCTACTTCCATTGCATCTTCTATGTATTTATTAATAGCCATCTTGTCATCTTGCGACGCGTTAATTGCTAATAATAAATCACTGCGTATTGTTAAACCTATTGCTGCCATACGCATCTTCCAAGCGGTCAATGCTGATGGGTCATCAAGACTGTTGGCTATTGTTGTAGCCCTTGTGTATGCAATTGGTTTACCACCTTTGGGTGGTTTAACTAGCGGTCTTCCGTATCTATCACGTTCAATTTGTAATTGTCCCATTGGGTCCTTGTCTCCTTCTAAGAGAGAACGGATTAGAAAGGAGACTAATCAGAACTAACCCGTTCTCTTTAGAGAATGGTATCAGACGGAAGGGTATATGACACCATTCTTTTTGGCGTGGCATTGGTAATTATGTGGTCCCCTTAGTGGCTGACTAGACCACCCACATAACAGCCTGCCAATACTATTGTTCGTCAGTGCTTGTAATATCTAACGACCAATCATCAACGGAACCACCATCTAGTTCTAATTGAATTCCGTTTTCAACTATTTGGTAAGCATCGTCTTCTGACTCTGCTTCTATGTCTGTGATAGTAAACTCTACACGACCTGATACTGTCCAGAGTTTCTTAAGTTTATCTGCACCAATAGATTCTAGTAATTCATTGATGTCATCAACTGTGAATGTAAGTTCACTATCTCCTGTGCCATACTGTCCGTTAAAGAAATCATAAACTTCTCTACGAATCTCTGCTATACGGTCCCAATGTTTGTCTCTTAAGTTGTTTGAATTTTCTAGCCTCACTCGCAGTTCTGCTCGTTCATCTAGTGCAGTCTTAACCATATCTTCGGTAAACTTGATTTGATTACCGTCTGTATCTGTGTATAGATATTCCACTTTAGTCTCCTTATACTGTTAGTAGTTCTAGTGCTCTAATCTTTAGGCTATCAGAGCCACCTGACATAGCCCTTACACCTGTGACTGTACCCTTATCTTGTTTGCCGTGGTCAGCATACTCAATAATGGATTGCCACAATCCAAACTCCGTGTCACGGATATTCTCCTGTGTGGGAGAATTTTCATAGATATTCTGGGCGATGTTCCGTGCTGTAAGTGCACGACTTAACTGATTCTTTTCGCCCTGGCTGAGCAGATGATGAGGTGTGTCCTCAATAGTAGATGGCAATGGAAATACTCTTTTGAAATATCTCAAAGCATTTTCTCTACTAACTGATTTAGTAATCAAATCATTAGCCAGTGTTTGATATTCATTCACACTGTCGTAAGACATCTGCATAATATATTTTACTTCTTCTATATTAAGTTTGCTGTTTGTCGTATGCTTTAATGTGTATGTATATTTGTTATTGTTCCGATAGATTTTGTTTATCTGATTGGCACAAAACAAACGCTCAATGATTGGCTTGATGATGACTGAACTGCTGCCATCGTGGCTGGTTCTAGCCAGGATAAACGCAGCGTGTGGGTCATTGGCTACTGTCATTTCAATTGGTAATTGTAATAACATCCATACCTTTGCACCGCCATCATACTCACCTGCTGCTGCATAACGGGCTTCGCCTGAATCAATTAGTGTATCTAACGCACTAAACAATTCACCGTTTTGAAATACTTGATAGCGATTACCAACAACACCGATGTTACTGACATCACCAAAAGGTGTTGTTTTAACTACGGCTTGTTTGTTTCTTACTGCTATCTGTAGTGGTTCACCTGCGCCTGGGATTGTGTATGAGGCTGTCATTGGATGCAATGATACTGACCAGTCAAGACCTGCTTGTCTGGCTACATCTCTGGCTGAGGTTGCTGTTACTGCTGTGCCTGACTTAACCCAATTGGATAAGTTTTT